TTTGTGCTAGTTCCAATAGTGGCTTGTAAATTGTTGACTGCTGTTTGGGCAGCATCAATAGCAAGGTTTGCTTGAGTTAATTCGGTTTGAGCAGTTGCCTGTGCTGTAGAGGCTTCTGTTTTTGCAGCGACTACTTCAGATATTGCTGTCTGAGCCTCTGTTATTTGTGTTGTTATATTATTTATAGCGGTAGTTGCAACAGTTACTGTAGCCTTTGCATCTTGAACTACCTGAGAACCTTGATCTATTGGGGTAACAGATAAATCAACACTACTAATAGTATTAATAGCGGTTTGAACATTACTTATTTCTGTATTAGCTAAAGATATTTTTGATGCTACCTCTGCCACGATAGGTTGAGCTTGAGAATATTCGGTTTGTGCTTCTGTTACCTCCACTAAGGCTGTTTCAGTGGCTGTAATGGCTTGCTGAACCTCTGTAGTGGCGGTTGCAAGTGCTTCATTAACTGCCTGTTGTGCAGGACTTACAACAACTTGTTCTTGTCCGCCTTGATCTGTAGCCCAAGCATAACTTGGTCCAATAAAAAATAGCCAACCTGTAACAAAAAGGCTAGCTAAAAAGTATTTTAACTTTCTACTCAATTGGATCTCCAAGTAACAAAATTTTTGTTACATGAAGATTATATCATGTATACCTATTTAAATAGTCTTAGTTACTTGGGATTATCTGTTTTATAAAAACCAGTTCCTTTAAACTGTATACCAAAAGATCCGTACACCTTAGTCATTGGACACCCGCACTTTTCACAGATTTCCGTAGAATCTGCTTCAGAAAAAGACTTTACTACTTCTTTATCTAAGTCGCACCTTACACATGCATACTCATACGTTGGCATCTACTTATTCCTTGCTCTTTGTTTTGCTAAAGCATCAAAATCTTTTACTTTAGTCTCCCCCATGTATCCCCAAGCGTATCCATCTTCAATCATCTGTTCGTTAACAGACTTTGTGTTGCCGTCAATGTAAATCCATCCAAGTATGCGACCATACTTTTCTGTGCTGTCTGGTTTTTCTGTTTTTACAACTATAACCTTTGCGTCTTTAAACTTAGACTTAAGATATTCTTTTGATTCGAGGCCTAATGCTTTTTCAAGCTTATCGGTAGTTCTAGACTCTGGCGTATCGATACCTGCCAGTCTAAGTCTTTGAGCATATGAAATGCTAAATCCTAGATCTATGTCGACATCTACTGTGTCTCCATCTACAATTTTTGTTACTTGCTTAATTCTGTACTCAAACATTATTCTCCTAAAATATTAAAGAGCAGTTTGCGGACGTGCTCAGGTCCATCCTTCGGGTAGCGACCCGAATAACCTGCGACTCCCCGATGAAGGGGTGCAGGTTCTTATTATACTATTTATTTGATCTTGATGACTTTTGGTTTTTTCTCTTCAGGGACATTTTTACTAATGTGTATATGGAGCATGCCATCTTTCATTTCGGCAAGATCAACTTCCATATATTCTCCTAATGAAAATGACCTTTCAAAATTTCTTTTGGCAATTCCTTCGTGGATATATTCTCCATCCCAGTGTTCTCCGTGTAATTCACCTTTAATTACTAAATTATTATTTTCAATGTGAATACTAATGTCTTCACGTTGGAATCCAGCAATTGCCAAGCTAATGCCGTAGGCACCATTATCGAATTTGACTAGATCGTAAATTGGATAGTTAGAGTTTGAAGATTGCATTTTTGCAAAATTTGTATCCCATCCAATAAAAAATGGATCATTGAAAAGATCCATAGCAAGTTTTGTTACCATTTTATTCCCCTTTCAAGCGAATAATTTAAATTAGGCCCCATTCGGCGACCTATATATTATTATATCATTTATTAAAAAATTCTACTAATCAGACATTTCTTGCATAAGCTTCAAAAGGCTGGATATGTCTTTTTGGCTGGTTACTATCATAAAGTCATCTATCCCATATTTTTTAGATATGTCTCTAATCTGCTGCTTAACTTCTTCCATATTGCCACGGATCAAATGCTCTCTTTTTTCCCAAATAGAGGGTTTTAGTCCTTCATTTGTTGCCCATGATTGATAATGATATTCTATTTCTGAGTCCAGTTCTTCTTTGGTTTCCCTAATAAGGGGATCAATACATAAAACTAATTTGGTATCTTTTGCTTTAGCATAATTTTCTTCTATCTTCCAATGATCAAAAATAATATAATCTGTCCACCTGTTCCCAAGTTCAAGTGTAATTGGTGAATTTGCTATTGTATAAGAAATTAGATTTTCTGGTTTCATATAAGAAAAAAATTTTTCTGCCCATTTATCTGTAAACTCTATTCTTTTTTCAATGGTATTTATTAATGATTCTTCAAGGTTATACATCTTAATTGCTGCTTGTTCTTCATCTTCAAGCATTTTGCCAGCTACCATATTAAATGTTAATCTGTCTCCATAAGCCTGTTTCATTGTATTAAAAAATCTAATTGCATACTCTGGGCTTAAGGTATAAGGCCTAAATGCCATCATAAATTTAAGATTTTTTGTTAACCTGATCATTATTGGTAAAAATGGAACATAGTCTGGTGACCCTGTCGAGTAGGTTAAAAGAACAGAATAGGCTTTTGATTTTTCTAAAGTCCTTGCCATTTCAACTAATTTATCTTCTGTGTTGCCAAAACTAAACCTATGCATCCAATGAAATTTCATTTTTTATTTTCTTTATATGAATTAAAAAATTGTTCTGCCCAATATGTATGGTATGGAATTCCAGAATGCCCACGGTCTCTGGCCGACAGATCTTTTGTATTGTATCCAGACTCTTCCGCCCATTTATAAAAATTTTTGACATTACCAATATCTACATAGCTATTAAATAAACCACTTTCTCTGATAGTTGCGGAAGCATATTGATCCCAAGTTCCCCACAAAAAATTTATTCCCATTACTTTGCAAATCTGTTCCATTAACATTATATTATGAATTGAGTTTATAACAAAGTCAGATTTTCTTTCATCACTCATATATTCATGAATCATAAGTTTCCCGTTTGCTATTGCCGATTGTCTCATTGCCTCTTCGGGCAAGTTGTCATCTATAAAAAAAGAATCAGAGTCATTAATTGCTGCATCTTTAAATTCTTTTAAAAAGAATTTATCTTTAAGATTGTATGAAGCCATTGTTTCTAAGCCAATTTTTTGTTCCCAAAATTTTTTTATATCGTTCCATTTATAATGTCTATAAAAGTCTGGATAGTTGACGAATAAATTATTTGGTTTCCCGTACTGTTGCATGTAGCTAATTATTTGCCTATTTATTGCAGAGATACCAACGGCCCGAACTCCTACGTTAAAAAATCCAGAACATGGCTCTTCATTTATAATTTTTTTATATAATTGATTTGCCCAAATATTTTCTAATTTATTCCCAAGACCCTCTGTTTCAGAGCAGCCAGCAAAAAGAACATGTGTTCCAGAATGATTGTTTGTGAATTCGTCTGACCGCAGCCCTGCAGAATTATAACTATAAGTAAATTCGTCATCTTCTGGGATCCCCAGTTTTTCTTCATGTATCATTAATTTAAAACTTGAGTTTGGGTTTTGAAAACTAATTAATCCTTTAATAAATGGGGGCCCAGAAAAGTTTTCTTTTTTGTATATATTAATCTTTTTGTTCATGCTCTTCTCCCTCAAACTCTATCATTCCGTGCTGCCTTGCTATTTTTTTTGCCCCTTCCGTTAAAGTAATTGTTGCTTGAAGATTTTCATCATACTCTACAGAAATCAAATCTTTTTCATAAAGATCAAGAAGCGTCTCGTCTATATAATCTTTATGTGATTGCCATAGCTCTGGGGCTAGTTCTTCCGCTTCATCTGTAATTTTAAAAATTATTTCGCCGTATTCATCAACGCCAGATATTTCAATAGCACCAATTTCAATGTAATATTCTAAATCTCTGTCAAACTGTTCTTCTGAGTATTCCAAAATATCTCCTTGTACAACAGGTAGGACTCGAACCTACGGTTACCGAATTATGAGTTCGGGGCTTTAACCAACTAAGCTACTGTTGCCCAGTTAGTATATTATACTTATAATGCTGCTGCCAGTCAATGATATCATTTTTATCATTAATAAGTGGCTGACCCTTTATATTTAGGCTAGTATTTAATAAAACTGGCACACCTGTTTCTTGATAAAATTTATTTAAAACACGCCACAAGCCTCGATGCTGTTCTCTGTTTACTGTCTGCACTCTAGACGTTCCATCTACGTGAACAACAGAGGGTATTAAATCTGGTTTTTTACATTTTACGGCATATTGCATGTATGGTGAAGTAAAATTCATTTCAAACCATTCACTAGCACATTCTTCCATAATTACTGGGGCAAACGGCCTAAAATTTTCTCTTTGTTTAATTAAATTAACTTTATCTTTAATGTCTGGGTCTCTGGGGTCTGCCAGTATGCTCCTATTGCCCAACGCTCTAGGTCCGTATTCTGCTCTTCCGTTTGCTACCGCTACTATTTTATTTGTTAATATCTCATCAACAATTTCATTAACGGGATATTCACCTGATAAATTATATCCAAGATAGGGGCCACTCCAATTTAAATGCTTGCCATACAATAACGCTGCTGCGCCTAATGAGCTACCAGCATCTCCTGGGTTAGGCATAATCCAAACGCTATCAAATATTTTCCATAGCAATGTATTAGCAGAACAGTTAAGGGCACATCCTCCCATAAAAACTAAATTTGTTTTTCTTGTTATTGATTTAGCCATATTCATAAAGTCTATAAGCCTTTGCTCATAAACTACCTGAACTGCTGCGGCAATATCAAACTTGTCTTGCTCTGAAACCCATCCCCAATCAGTAATGCCTTTGTGAAAATTATATTTTTGTTTATCATATTTAGGGAAATAATTATCTACCTGTTTATAATATTTTGTCCAGTCTCCGTAACCAGCCATTCCCATCATAATGTATTCTTCTTGATTTGGCATTAACCCTATAAGCTGAGTAAATGCGGAATAAAAAAGTCCAAAGCTTACAGGGTAGTTTTGTTTGTAAACTTGTTTAATGTTAGATCCTTCTCCCACCCATACCGTAGAAGTATTAAATTCTCCAATTGCATCTAAAACTACAATAACCGCATCTGTATAATTACTTGTGTAGTATCCTGCTGCTGCATGGGATTTGTGATGCCCAAAGGAAGCCCTAGGAATTTTTTTAAGGGGTGTTTGAAGAAAGTATGGCTTGTCACCACCAAACCCGCCATGAATGGCTATACGGGCCTTCTTTAGCCATCTGTTTTCATAATAGGCTATTTTATCTGGATACCCGTACTCTAATGCATCTTTAATTAAACTATCATTTGTAAACCAATCATTTTTTTGCTTACTATATCTTTCGGCATGCCCAGAAAATAATATGTCTCCATCTTTAATTAAAGATACAGAAGCGTCATGGGAAGTTTCATTAATTCCTAAAATTATCAATATATGTACCTATCTTTTTGCTTAGGCTGTTTTATAAATATTTTTTTTATTTTATAAATAACCTTATAGTATAAATAAATAATAAATCTATAGTCCAAGTTTTTTCATTTCTCTTATAAAATTTTCATATATGTGTATATGTGTGTGGGCGCCCCAATGCCCTTCCCAAACTTCAAGATCCCTAATATCCCAATCTGTTCCCCTATGAAAAAAATTTTCATATTTATCTTTAAAGTTTTGATGGCACACGCTTTCTTTTTCTGGAGAAATGCCGTCTGGCGGTATTGTCTGGTCCCAGTCTTCTGATAATTCAAAAAAATTTTTAAATTTATCATACATTTGTTGATTGTTATCTTCATATACGTCTAGCCATGTTGTCCATAGTAATTTTATATTATTTGAATGACAATATGTTTCTAACATTGAAATAAACATTAAGTTAATCCAAACTCTATGTTCATTTGGAAAAACTTCTTCTACTTTGGCTGGAAGCTTTATGTACCTGCTATTTTTAGAAAGATATAGCGCTCTATAAGGTCCTTTGTCGGATCCATATGCTTTTTCTAATACTTTGTTATGAGGTGCTGAGGTTAATATTTCAGAATCTATAAATACATGAGTTCTGGCAAACGATGGTAATGCACATAGGATATATTTTGGATTACCATATTTTTCAAAATAGTTAAAAATGTTATAAACTATTTGCATAACGGATCCTCCACGATAAGACACATTATTATATTTAAGGCCTAGATTTTTAGCTACCATCTCCCCCCATATTGCCCCATCTTTAACCCCTAAACCATAGGTTTGCGAACACCCAGCAAATAAAATATCTACATTTTTAATAAAATCTGGGCCCCTGTGTCCATCTGTATTTATTCTTTTTTCTATATTATCGCTTAAATCAAAATACATTCTGTCTTCGTTTAAACGCAATGTATTTTGCAGTAGCATTGGCTGTTCTGGCTCTATGTTATTAATACAAGACCACATTAGATTTACAGTTTCTTTATTTTGTAATTTACTAAAAACATCATTATCATTTTCTTGCCAGTAAGATGCTCTTTTATTTTTCATCTTTTTTGTTTTCTATAAAATGCAATTCTACTATTTGTTGTACATACTCTGAAAAATGCTTTCTTATGTTTCCAGGTGGCCTAGATCCAATAGCATTCCATATTCTTTGATATTCAACAATGTTTGAAAATGTAGTTGGGCATACAACCATTCCATTGTATTCTTTTAATACTGTTGGAAGTGGCACATGTTTGCCACAGCATTTGCATTCTTTTGCTTTTTCTTGATATTCACTCATAATGTTGTCATCCTTTCTAAAGACTCTGACAAACTAGTTGGCATACGGGGAGCCCGTATCATGTTGGTAGCCGTAACATCTGGGTTATCTTTTGAGAAGTCGTCATCAAAACTCATAGATTCATATGTATGTATTTTAATTTCTTGATTTAAATCAAATTTAGTTTTACTTATTGCATTAAATACTGAGCCGCAAACGGCGTCAGCCAAATCCTTTGATCCTTTTCTTGGGTGATCTACCTTGTCCCTCATAATTTTTAATTGTAATAGTTCATCTATAAGTAAGGGTATGTGTGGACCCTTAAGTCTTTCTTCTAAAACTATCATTGCCATGTCATCATAATGTTTTTTAGCAACAGATAAAATTTCTGTATTAATTCCATATTGCTTTAATTGTTGCATCATATCGTGAGAGTTCCATCTATCAAAAGTACAAAGTCTTATTTTAAAACCTTTTGTTTGTAAAGACAATATGTAGTCTCTTACTTCTGCAAAGTCCACAGATTTGTCTGGCGTGGGAGTCCAAAACCTGACAGCATCTACTTCTACTATTGGCGCTGGTTGTGAGTACGTGTCTGTAACTTTTACATTTACCCATTTTTGAACATGCGCTAAAGAAACTGCACAGTGGTCATGCTTTTGTGCAAGGTCTACGTGTATAAAATATTCTTTATCTGGATCTGGTGCAAACCAATTTTCAAATCTTCCAAATTGATCTAGGGCAATTGCTGTATTGTTAAATGCAGTTTCTATTTTTTCTCTTGATTTAAAAAATGCATCTACTGCGTCTGACGGCATGCAGGCAAATCTTCCTAGTGCATCCATAGAGTTTTTATAAAATGCTACTTTAAAATCATCAATGCTTCTAGTTGGATTAATTTCCCAAGTTGGACGTTTCAATGCATACACCTTTGGAATAGAATAAGAAACTATATGGTCTTCTTCCCATTCAATTACAAATTCATTTCCTTCGGTTCCGTCTGGCAGGTCTAGGTCCATTTTAAAATTATGACTTCTTATTACAATTTCTTTTTCTGCAATGACAGATTCATAGAATTTTTGTATTGGATCATTTTTAAATCTTGGAAAAGAAAGCAATATTACTTTACCAAAGTCTGGGAAACGTGAATCTACTGAAGCCCTGTACATATCATATATTGCATCTGCAGTTTTTGCTTGATCGTGTCCAGTTGTATTTTCTGTAGCAAATCCTGAAATCTCATCAAGGATAACAACAATAACGTTATAACCTTCCCAAGCCTCACGCTCAGAGTGACCAGAATGAACTGTAATAGATTTATCAAACTTCATTTCAGAAGCTTTATCTGTGTACTTTCCAGTAAACCACGGAGACTTTTCAATTCGTGTTTTAAACCCTTTAAAAAAAACATTGTTTGCTTGCTGTGCGTTAATAGCAATATTTAAAATATCAATTGCATCTCCTGGTGGCTTTCCGTAATATGCCGCTGGGTCTTTTAAGCATAATAATAAATAAACTATATAGGCTGTTGCAATTGTTGAGCAGTAGTCTTTACCAGAACCCTTACCAAGTTGAGCAATTACTTCGTTAGCCGTTTGCTTAAATATTCTAGAACCCTCTTCTTCTCCAAAAAGTTTCATTAGGGTTGCCTCTTTATATATCTGAGAACTTTTTTCAATTAAGGTATATTGATATTCGGAAAGTGGTGGAAGTCCAAGATACTCTGGGTTGGTTACAAATGCTCTTAGATCTACTGGTCTTTCTTCAAACTCTTCTCCATCGAGTATGTCAATAAGGTCATTAAAATTAAGATCCACTTACTTCCTCAATAATTTCTATTGGTTCAACAATCCCAGTAATTTGAGATAGTCTACGTGCAACATCCATTTTGCATTTTGGACAACTGGCTGTTACCTCTTTTAATATTTTAATTAAAATGTCTTGCTTATGTTCTGTCTCTGCAATTTGAGATGCCATCTCAGCATTATCTAGTAAGCCTACCTCTTTTAACATTGTAATTCTTTTAGTCTCAATGTCTGAAATTAACTTGAGTGCGTTAGCCTTAACATTTAATTGTCCTGCCTGATCTGCATCCTCTACTGTTTTCCATGCTTCTTTAATAAGCATAGAGTAGTGTTGGTCAGCCCCAGAGATTGCTTCCTTGGCACGTTCTTTTGAACTTGTATCGTTATAGACAACAGCTTTCCATTCATCTATAAGCTCTACTACATCAGACCTTTTGAATCCAGTTAGGGTAGCTATTTGTGTAGGATTGTTACCTTTTAATAGTTCGGCAACAACCTTATTCATTCGATCAAAATGATCAGATAATTCAATTTCCATATATAGTTATTATAATTCTAGTTGACTGAAAAGTCAATTAGATTTTGCTATTTTATATAATAATAGGTATCCAATTAGGTCGTCTATGTCATTATCTCCTGCAAAACCCTGGTTATTTTTTACCCTATTTAGCTTATCGTCAATTCTTACCTTTAATTGCTCTGTAGAGTCAGCCGTTGAAAATATTCTAATTGGATCTAAAGCTGAGTTGCCATAAGATATGTTTTTTTCAATAAGCATTTGAGCAGCCTCTAAGCATGCATTTAAAATTTTATGTCCAGCTGGCGCTGATACGGCATGTAGATATAAATCATCGTAATGAAAATTTTTAACATCTGCAAATACTGGTTTTAATGTCATTCCATCTCCTTGTATAATTGTTTAAGTCCTCTTAATGTTCCAATATCCATATACTGTCCACCTGGTCTTTCCGCCCTAATATTAAATCCTTGAGATATCCATTCCTTTAATTGTTTTCCTGGATGATCTAATGTTGTATCTATGTATCTTATCATATTCTTTCGAAATAGCATAGTGCCCCACATATCTGGGTAATCACAATTATCTACCTTGTCTTCTGAACCAATTACTTTATCTTGGGATACTAAAACTTGACCGACACGTCCTTTTAATACTTCTCCGCATTCCCAAATTCCCAGAACAAGGTCTGCGTTATTATCTTTAAATAAAGGTTTGTATATATTTACAGGTGCGTTTAATATATATGTATCTGGCATTCCAATAAGCACTGTATCGTTATACTCGCCCACCATAAACTTTACTGCATCTGACATTGTTGAAGGCTCACGAACAATTAGTTTAATATTCATGTCCATATTTTGAATAATTGGAACCCACTCAGCTCTTGTAGATACTCTAACCTCATCACACACTTCAAGCATTTGTTCTACGTGCCATTGTAAAAGAGATCTTTCATCTGATATAGGTAAACAAAATTTAGGAATGCCACCAATTCTAGAAGCTTTTCCAGATGCTGGCAATACTCCTATAACACTCATTCTTTTTCCCATTC